TAAATGTACCGCCTTTTAAAATTATGGCACTATTTTTACTAAGAATATAATCACTTGTCGGTATTAAATCTCCATTTATTTTTAAATAATTTATACGTACAACTTTAACAGGTAATAGCAATTTGTTAGTAGTTCCATCACCACTAAATACCATAGTCTCAGTAGTCGGAGTTAAAACAATTCCATAACGTGACTTAATAAAAGCTTCTGCACCTTGCAGTAGCATGTTTAGTAAGGCATCTTTATCAGTAAATGCGTCATCTATTTCTAGAAACTGTTTTAATTCCGCTAAGAGAGGGTGATTACTCATCGTTCTCACCCTTTACTGTTTTTTTCTTTCTTGTAGTTTTTTTAGGGGCAGGTTTAGTAGTTTTTTCCTCTTTAATGTCAAAAATATTACTAAAATTATCCTTAATGTACTCTCCAAGAGTCTCACTTACTGGCACTTCAACACCCTCTTTAAACACAAAGTCTGAAATTTTAATGGTCCCAGTTGTAATTTTTTTAACAGTCATTGTTAAATCCTTTGGAATAAAATCCCCCAAGAAGAGGGGGAAGAAGGGGTTAGCCGATATTAACAAGACCTACGGCAGAGGTAGCGGCAATGTTCGAGTTTGTCAGCTTACCAAATGTATAGTCACGCCATGCGACATACAGATTAGTAGAGTTAACAATATTGCGATCTTGCTCAAGAGCAACTTGGTTACGTGAAACAGAAGCGTAGTATCCAGTATTTACCAGAATAGCTTGAGTTTGTGTACCCGGAGTTGTTTCGTCAATGTTACCAGCAGCGTCAAGGTTATCAGGGATATACTCTGAAACGATGATTGGCAGACCATAAATACTTCCAATTTCACCTGTGTGAACAGTAGCATTTGGACCATACTTATCGACAGTCAGAACTTCTGGCAGACCAAGCAGTGAATACGCAGTCTTAACATTGACCAGCATTACCAAGTCCATAAGGTTAACACCATAAACACCCATTGCAGTACGAGCTTCAAGAATCTTAGCAATAGTGATAGCACCACCACCATTATCTACAGCATTTGCATTTGCATACTTACGGAGACCGTCAAAAGCAGCACGAACATCATTAGGGTTACCGATTGCGGTATCACCATTGATAATTGCTTTTTCAGATGCACGAGACAGTGAACGAACAAGTTCTTGGCGAACAATGTTAGTAACAGCAGTGATAGTCTCATCGTCAGTTTGGTCAGCAATAGTAATGAACGACTTAATGCGTGATGTACTAAAGGTGACTTTACCAGAAGTAATTGCAGACTCAATAGCATTTTGTGCAGGAGCAATCAAGAATGCCTCAGCATTTGTATCACGAGATGGGATCGAGAATGTTTCACGATTATCTGGCATACGAATTGCTGGGAACAGGCTTTCAACACGGAGTGCAAGCTCAAGCTCTTCCATTACGCTAGTACTAAATTCTTCAGCCAACCAGTTATTCAGGTCAGTTGGTTTAATTGCTTTTTCAGCACGCTCAGCAACATCTTTGAACTCTTTAAACGATTCAACAGGACGACCTGCGAGTACAGATTTAAGGTGCAGTTTTGTTGCGTCTTCTTTCAGTTTTTTTGTGAATGCGTCAGAAGGAGTGGCCATAAGATCAAACTCACGTTTACGTGAATCTTCTTGTGATTTGAGTTCAGCGAGTTCTCCTTGAACTTCTGCCAACAGTTTTTCTGTTTCTGTTTGTTTAGCGGCAAGTTCAGTTTGAAGCTGCTTCACTTCTTCTTTTACATTATCAATAGCTTTCAGACCCATTTTAAAGTCTCCTTTTTGTTTTGATTAAATTTATTCGCTGTCAGAGGCAGCTGTCAAATAGGCTTCGACGGAATCGTTAAGTTCCTCAGTAAATACTTCATAAAATTCAACAAGAGTTTCAAGCTCTGTTTGATTTACAGCCGCACTTCTAAGGACCTCAACCGCTTCGGCAACAGTAACGCTAGAATTCTCACTACCTTCCTCAGGAGGTGTTTGGTCAACATCATCTGAAGATGGTGTATCTTCTTCACCTCCTTCGTCGGGTGTGGACTCAGGATCGTCAGTTTTTTCGGAAAACACTTCAGCAGGAGCATCAACAACAGTGTCTTCTTCGTCTTTTTCAGAAGTAGATTCTTCACTGTTAGGAGTACTCTGTGTGGGTTCTCCATCCAACTTAGAAACATACTTAATAGCTTTTTCAAGTTCGTCTCTCAGCTGCTCCAGCTGTTCGACCGTATATATCGTTGTATTCTCGGGATTTTCATCCGACTTGTTATTCTTACTCATATCATTTAACTCCTTGGTTGAGAATTTTGTACTTGCCCCAGTTACTCCTAAGGCGCATGTTCCAGAAGAGCATGGCGAATCAACAATAGTAAAAATTGAGTCTTGGTTTGCTGGGATTGTTACAACAGATACTTCATAAAGTTCTATATTAGTGTAATAGTACACATCAGCTTCTGGGTCGTAAACACCCTGCTTTCCTCGAAACCCTATGGAAAAAGTTGTTAGAACTCCTTTAAGTATCCCATCAAAAGTTGCTGGGTCTAATGACTTTTCCACCACACCTTTTACATAAAGACCTTCCCCTTTAACTCCAATTTCGGTAATTTTACCGATAGGGCGTTCTCTATTGTGCATGTATAACATAATAGGGTTCTTAGTAAAATTACTAAGATCATAGGCTGTTGGTAAAACCACTTCCCCGTCACGATCAATAATTTCTTCCCCATTAATGCTGTGCCTGTTAGCCCAACCCTCGATTTCAATAGAATCATCTGTTTTACTGACTTCTTTAAAAGTAGCTACTAAGGCGTGCTCACCTAATAATTTACTGTGCATTGTATATTCTCCTTTAGGCACCAGTACTGGTGTCTGTGTTATTATTTGAATTATTATCCGCAGTTGGCGCTGGGTTATCAGCGGCACCACCGTTAGGGTCGGTACTTTGACTTAACTGCCCCGGAGCGTTCCCAATAATTTTAGGGTCAGAGCCCACCAAGTACGCCGGAATATAGTATATATCGGACTCCGGATAATCCAGTTTGGGCAGCCCAATTAACTCTCTAGCCTCGTTATGGCTAGCAATACCAGAGCTATACAGTGTTTTAGCTGTTGACGCTTTTATATTGATTGCCTCATCTAATTCAGGTAAACGTGATAAATCAATAATTATTTCTAATTCTGGAAGTTCAAATTTCTTTCTTAGATACATTTCTAAGTTATCAACAAATTTTATTAATAGAGGACGTACCGCTGCATTAAACGTCATTGACTGCATTTCTTTTGCGTGTGTTGTATATCCGTCTAATTTACCCCCAAGAATTAATGGGTTTAGGTGAAATGCTTCAAGTACTCTATGTTCAGAAATGTTTAAGGAGTCAATAAATGCTGCTTCTTTAGGGCTTAAGGAGATTCCTTTATACTCTAATCCATTTGGTAAAGCGATAGCTCCGAATCTTTCTGAACCTTGTCGTGAGTAGAGCTGTCTAAATCTTTCCCTGATGTCTTCAGCTTGTTCCTCAGTTAGTGGGAATTTAGAACTAAGGACTCCTAAACCAACACCACCATTTTCGTATAAATTGATTAAGTCATCAATAGTATACCCTTCAAGTTTTAGGGAGTCTAGCAAGGATTCAACTACCCCAGTCCCCCAATACTCATTAGCTACATCACCATCTTTCCAGTGCATGATTTCATCAGGCTTGTATGAAATTTTATCCGCAAAAATATATCCTTGAATATATTTTTTCTTGTCAGGTACAATTTTTATTTGTGATGCTGGAGTTAAGCACCATAGTTCACCTTTTCCTTTATCTTTTTCATAAGACACAAAAGTGTTCCCTGTCAGTAGGTAAGACTTTATTGCCATACCTAAAAAGTCACCCCATGTATTAAATGGGTTAGGACCATAAATAAAGTTTGCCAGTTCTTTGTACTTACCTTTGGCTAGTATATTTACTTCATTACCTTTTTTATCTCTAGTAATAAATTTTAATTTAACTTGAGAAGAAGTATCTGCTATAAACCCAACACAAGAGTGTATTAATTCACTTGTTTTGTATGTCTTCTCTTGTGAGGCTTTCGCTTCTGGAGTAGGTTGTCCTTCCGCTAGTTTTGGGCTTCTTCGGTCAGCTTTTGTTACTGTCTCACCTACTAAAAAACTCTTGTTCATGAATTTTGGAGCAGGTACAGCGGGTTTGTCATCCTCTTTAGACGATTTGAAAAAATTTAGTAATCCCACTTATTTTCCTTTTTCTGGTATTAGTATGTTTTATATCGTTAATAATTGTTATGATATAATAACATCATTTTCATTAACAGGAGATAATATATGCTAACAGTGTTGGATGAGTTTGAGGACGGATTAATTGTAAAGTGTCCTTGTGGTATTGAGTTTTCAACCCCAAAAGAAAAGTACAGCCCTAAACTCCGTTGTGCTATGTGTACATCTAATTTAAAAAAAAGAGCAAAAGGGCGAAGAGCAAAAGCGGACACACCTTTAGCCCAGCTTTACGATGTATTCTTTAACTTATACACAAAAATGGAGCAAGATAAAGAATGAGTACTCAACTAACTACAAATCTTAAAGAACCTTTGGTTTTACCTGAATCTGCATTATCTCCTGTTGAGATGCAGATTGCTGAGCGGTATGCACTCGGTGATTCAATAACTAAAATTTCAGATAGATATGAACTTGAAGCCTCAATTGTACGACGTATTTTGAGGGAGCCTGCGGTTTCTGAATACATCACACAATTAGTTGAGGCTATTAATACAGAAACTCTTACGGAATCAAAGCGTCTTATTAGTAGGATGATTAGGGATAAAGTTGAACAAGCGGAAAAAGATGAGATTTCTCTTGGGGAAACTACAAGAAAAGATATACCAGACTTACTTAAAATGTTACAAGATATTGAAAAAGCAGGAGCTAATGCAGAAGGGTCAGATTCTTATATAACAATAATTCAACAAATGACTGGGGGTAAATAAAATGGGTTACTACGTCGGGTTAGATGTATCTTCAACAAACACTGGAGTTGTAATTATTGACAAAAAAGGTAAGCTAGTTTATAGTCATTTAATTTCTCCGGAAAAAACCTTGCTTTTAGAGGACAGGGCTACTATTATTATTACAACTTTATCCGCTATTCTTCGTGAATACGATATTTCTCACATATGTATTGAAGCTCCTTCCTATGGTTCTATTGGAAAGGTTGTTCAATTAGCTCAATTGAATGGTGGGGTTTTGTATAGTGTAAAAACAGTTGGTATGCCTATTACAAGTGTACCCCCGACTACCTTAAAAAAATTCGCAACAGACAACGGCAGAGCAAATAAAGAAGCTATGGTAGAAGCGTTGCCAAAAAAAGTTAGGCAAAAATTTGAAACTATTAGTAAAAAAATTGACGATTTAGCCGACGCTTACCATTTAGCAAAATATGCCATACTAAAGGATAAATATGACTGAAAATACCTTAGAAGTATTTAGCAGCCCTGAGATAGAAACTTATCAAAAATTCGCTGATAATTGGACTTATTCAAACATTGGTCCTGTTCTACACCATAAGTACCACACAGCACAGCAAGAAATGATTAGTGTTTTTGATAGATACCCAGAAGTATCTAACATTGTGTTTTTGTGTGGTAGACGCTTAGGTAAAACCTTTACAACTGCCGACATCGCTACAGGTGAGTTATTTATTCCTTACGCAAGTGTTCTTTTAGTATCCCCTACATACACTAACTCTAAGAACTTGTTTAAGAATGTTATGAAAAATATTAAACTTTCAGGAATTAAAATAGTGTCTCAAAACACGAATCAACTAGAGTTTACATTAGAAAATGGGGCTACATTTGTATCTGCAACAGTGAAGTCAATTGATAATGTTCTTGGTGGTAGGTATAGTTTAGTAATCTTTGATGAAAGCCAATCAATACCGGGGTTAAAAGTCTTGTTTGAGCAGTCTATTGAGCCTGCTATGGCCGACTATGGAGTTAAGAAAACAGGTAATCCATACGCTAAAGTAATGTTTCTTGGCACACCTCGTGTTGCTGCTGTAGACTTTAAGGAATACTTTTATAGAGCTACACAAAATGATACTTGGAAGTCTTTTAACTACCCGACTGAGGCTAATCCACTAATCCCTAAATCATATATTGAACAGAAGAAAAATTCTATTCCTGAGTGGCT